CGGGTCGTCGAATTCGTCGGCCATGCGCTTGTAGATGCTGCTCACGACACCTCGCATCGTGTCCTGGTCTGCCTCAGGAATGTTCGTGCCACCCATTGATCCTTCGAGCACGGCGGCTGTGGTGAATACCCCACGGGGGACGATGACACGGTCGCCATCGACGATGTCACAGATGAGGAATTTGTACGCACCCTTGGTTTCCGGGTCTGCCTCATCGTCCTTGTAGAGATGAGCGTCGGCGAACGATGTCCAATCGGGGCTGTCTCCGCCAATACCACAGTCGTCACTGATCCGACTGTCGGCCGCCGATTCGTCCCATTCCATTTCGCGGGGGGCAAACGGCAGGCTCGACCATCCCTCAGTTCGCACCGACGCGGTAATCGCTTCGTCCATCTTTTCGATAGTCAACGGGCGGCACTTCGCAAACGCCGGAATGCCGACCAGTGTTGCTCCAGCGATTTCGTATTCGCTGAACACCGTTTCGATTTGCAGTTCCCCGCCTTCCTGCTCGGCGATGATCCACAGTTCTTCGAATCGCTCATCAGTGATCGGCTCATCTGAACCAACCTCGGCGATGATGTAGCTGCACGCCCCCGCGTCGACCGATGGGCCGATCGTCTGCTTTTCCGTGAGGTACACGGCTTCACAGGCACGCTTGGCGACGTCTGGCAGCGTCACCGGATCGGCGTCGTCGAAGAATTCACCCTTGCCATACGCGGTTCCATCCTTTATTTCGATGCTATCGATGGAGCCGACGATCACCGATTCGTCATGCCCCATGACGTCCTCGGGCTGATATTTCAGCGGTAGCGGCAAGTCGCGGAATGTGAGTCCTGCCGACAGGATACGTCGATCGTCACCAGTGGATTCATCCAATGGCGCGAGAATGCCTTCCCAAAGGGTTCCCATGATTTCCCTACGTTAGTAGTTTTTGTATTGCCTGTTTGGGACGTCCATTGATTCATCTGGTCGCAGCAGAATCGTTGAACATCGACATTGGATGACTTCCTTTCCTGGCCCCAATGGGTCGCCAGGAAACCTGAGTTGCGCTGTGCCAACAGTGAATGGTGTTCCGAGTGGTACACGCTGGCCGTCGGCAGTGCGGTGTGTTGGCCTGGTCCGGTGGTCGATGGTGGAGATCCATACCTGGTCGAAATCTCCGCCGAGCGTTTCGGCCATCATTTCGAACGCACCGGTTCGGCCGGCGTTGCATGCGGACAGGGCCTCTGTCCGGGCGACCACGGTGGCCCGGTTCGGCCATCGTTCGGTGAGCGTGTCGGACAGGGTTACCTCGACCCGTTCTGCCAGTTCGGGGATCGATTCGCCCAACTCGACACCTTGGGCGATTTCTGAGGACACCAGGTCAAACGTGTTTTCGGTGGTCCTCACCATGCGGTTGTTTACCGTGGCGAGATGTTCCACGACCATGGGTGCCGAGTCGTACTCTGCTGGCCCCATGAGCTTGACGTATGGCTTGGTGATGACGTCGAGGATTGGGCCGCCAACGATGCGGTCGACGGCTTGGCGCCATGCTGCGTCTTGGGAGAACACCGCGAACGGGTCGGGTCGGGTGCCCTTGAGGACGGCCCGCGACACCTTGACCAGCCATTTGGACATTTCGCCCCATACGGCTTCGCGGACTGCCATTTCGGCCTCAGCCATGTCGACCGCAGCGTCGAGCCGGTGAGGTAGCCACGGGTCCTGGCCCGTTCCGTCCCATACCGGCCCGGTGTCAGCCACGGCGCGCCCCCTGCCGGTTGGCGCTCAACCGATCGAGGACACCGGGTGCCCTCAGGAGCGCGTCAATCAGGTCGTCGTCGTAGGCCATGCCGCTCGCCAGCAGCGACGAACAGAACTCGATCAACATGCACCGCAATGCTGTGACGTCGAGCTGATAGGCCGATGCGATCACGCCGAGGTCATCCCATCCGCCTGAGAGCAACGCTGGCAGGCGATCGGACTCGACAGGGCCCGCCGTTGCGGCCAACGCGTGTTTGGCCACGGTCGCCGGTCGCCGGCCGTGCGGGATCAGCTTGGAGCCGGCCAGCGCCATGGCTCGCCGAGCGGACAGCTTGACAGCTGTCGACAGGCCGATAGCCGCTTTCTCCACCGGTGCACGGTCGGTTCCGCCCGGTAGGTTTGCCGGTGGGCCGTCCTCGCCGCTGGTCGGCTGGCCAGTGTCGGCCGGCCGCTGCCCACCGCCGTCACCAGCTGGCGCGGCTGCTGCGCCGGGGATGCCGAGGATCTTCCGTATGCCAGGGTCGGCCAGGGCGACTTGTGGCGAGGCTTCCAGCACGGACAGGGCGACCCGGTAGAGACGCTCTGCTTCGTCTGGCTTGTCGGTCTCATCCCATGCCCCTGCCTCGCGGGCAACTGCATCTGACACCAGGCCAAGCTTGTGGAATTCGACGGCATCGGCCGAGCGGTTGGTACGGGCGGTCAGGGCCGACAGATCAAACTGATAGGTGTACCGCCCCGGGTCCTGATCTGCCGATTCCAAGCCGGGCTGTAGATACCCGAGCGTGAGCGCCGATGCGATCCGGGTCGCCAGCGGGGCAATGTGCTCGTTGACCGCGCCTTCCGAGATTGCCCATGCTGACCAGTGGTTTGATGACCCGAGACCAAGCATGACCTCGGGAGGGATGTCCAATGATTGTGCCAGCGCGACAGTTGCCCGTTCCTCTGATGCGTCGAGTTGCGCCGACAGTTCGGACCAAAACGTGATGTGTTTGATGTATTCGAGGTCTTCGGCTGGACCACTGACGATGATGGGGACGACGGCTTCAGCGCTGGACCGGTCGCGAAGTGATGTCGCTGCCGTGCGCATGAGCTGAGACGCGAAACCGTCGGTGCCGATTTCGTCGTTTTCGCCAGCTGGAAAGTCCAACGTGTCGGGTACGAATAGCACACCGGCGCCGATGAGTCGGCTGTCGAGTTCTGCAAACTTCCGCTTCATGATCGTTTCGATGAGGCGGAGCGCCGGAATCGCCGACCGCACCGGGCTGTCGGGCTCATTAGTGTCAGCAGGGTGCGGTGTCCAGACACGGAGAATCAAGTCCGTACCATCACGGTACGTCATTGTTCCGCCGCCGACGATTGGCGGCCTTGTGATGGTGATCTGGTCACCGGTGCGTTTAATCTGTCGGGCTGTGACGACAAACCAGGAATCCTCACCGGACGCCCCGCCGTCCGCTTCGGCGATGATGAACGCCTCACCAACGACGAATAGGTCGATTCCCAGCAGCCGGAACGCTTCGGCTCGGGCGTCACCGATACCGAGCGGACCTGAGGCAAACTCGGCAACCATGGCGCCCTCAGGTGCCGAGTCGTCGACTACGGCGCCGTTGTTGCCGTCGGCTGCTACCTCATGTACGCGGAGGATTGAGCGGCTCAGTCGTGACCCGATCCAGTTGGATACGAACCGGATTTGGCCGACGACGTCATAGAGGCGCCATGCCTCATCCTGCCATGAGCGGTTTCCGAACTTGAATGTTCGCCAGCTGGCGTCACTCATTTCGAATCGGCTGACCGATGCGGTCAGTGATGAGCGTCGCCGCTCGGCCGACATTTGATGCTTTGGGTATTTTGCCTCAGTCGGTATTTCGTCGTTACGATCGCTGTAATACTCGTATGCGTCGAATCGCTCATTGTACAGTCGCGAAAAATTTGCCATGCGGCTGACTGCATCCGACATAATTCTGGGCTCTGCTGGCTTGACTGGTTGTGTTGTCATGCTCGCCTGCCGATGTATTCGGAGATGAGTCCAGTTACTTGCGAAGCGGCCATGGCGAGCAATGCAGCCGCCGTGATGGTGCTGTGTTGCCAGTGGACGACGATTGGCGCCGTGAGTACGGAAATCCAAATAGATACGCACCATGGGCAACCACTATGGTCGCCATCACCATTTCCGCCGATGTCTCCGAGCGCGTACACGGCAAACCGATGTGCTCGTTTGATCGGATCGAATTTGCGTATGATCGCGGTTCGGATCGGTTCACTGATCACGTCATGTGTGATCAGGCGTGTGATCCTGGCTACCGCCAGTGCGTACATGCAGATAATCAGGGCCGACGGCATCGTGTGATCATAAAATGCTGCGTGGTCGAGCCCATACCACGTTGGTGCCAAATGCGGTAGGTCTGTCCGTGCGGCTGGCCATTGACACAGAAACGCCCCGGACATACCGGGGCGTTCGTCGTGTTTGCGGTTGCCTGGTTCAGGCGACCATCTCTATTGGGGTATTCCAGCAGCACGGATACGCGAATCCGCGAAGCGGCTGGCCATCATCCCCAAGGAACATGAACACGCGGTCTGTCTCATCCGGCTCACGGCCGTCGAAGGCATCGGCCATGACACCAACCGGGTACGTGGTGCGTACGGACGCAACCTGGTGGAACGCCGGTTCCCACTGGCCGAGCGTCCACCGCGTACCGCTGGCACACGTGCCCGGCTGTCGCCTGATCCACGCGTCATCTTGGACGTCTGCCGGGTACACAGTCCGAGTCGGCACGGTCGGCGCGCCGGTTGGCAGGTACGCGAATTCGAGATGTCCAGCGTCGGTCAGGACTGTTTTGGCGGCATCGACGACCAGGTCCCACGTGTCGTGCTGCGGGTGGTCAAGCCACTCGACCGGGGCGTCTATCCGGCGGCTGAGGCGTTCCCACGTGACCAGCGCTACGCCGATGGGGTCCGATGAGTCCATGCCGGCAGCGCGCGCCAGATGAGCGCCGACGTGCCGGCTGGCTGGGTCCATGTCGCCGGTGAGTGACTGTGCGACCAGGTTGCGGAGTGTTCTGATGATGGCACTCATGTCCGTTCGCGCCCTTCCTATGCTGCTGGTGTCGTCGGCCGGATCGTTGGGACCGGTGCGTCGAGACGTTCGACCAACACGGTTAGGTCGAGTTCCGGTTCCGGTAGTTCGTCGTCTGCAGGCGCCGCTTCCATCGCCGCTTCCATCGCCTCTGGTTCTGGCTCGGGGCCGATGCTGGTGACCGTGGCCATCCGTCGCGGCTTGCTGCTTACCCTCACGGTCGGCGCTCGACACTGGTGAACGTGCCGAGCGCCCGGGGGGTGAGTGTTACGCCTGCAACTTCGTAGCGCGTGAACACGGCTTCAATCGGCGAGTCGTTCATTCGTCACGACTTGGCCGGTTCCTGCTTCGGTATTGATTGTTGATGCAACCAATGGCGGCATGTCGAGGTCTTGGCTGTCGAAAAATGTGCCTGAGGCGTAAATGGCGCCGTCCCGGATTTCTACCTGGTCAATGTATCCGACAACCACCAGTTCGGTACATCCATCATCGCAAGTTCTTCGATATTTGACCGGGAGTGGCAGTTTCCTGATCGTGACGCCAGATTCCAGAATTCGGCTCCCGTTCGGGTATGTTGTGTCGAGCTGGATGAGCATGCCCGTCCAGCGCGATTCTGTGGCGCTCATTTCTTCTCCTCGGCGTCGAGCTTGGTGAATCGTCCACCAAGTGACATGGCCGGAACTTGCAGGTTCCGTTCTGTTGCGGTTGCCCATGCTGTTTCGTTCTTGTACTGCCAGCGGGCCGAAACTGCGATGAGTCCGGTTGATTCCATTCCTGTTTTCCTGGTGATGGTGATGGTGCGTCGCCAGGTTTCAGCGTCTGGCGCTTTGCTGGCTGCCACTGGTGGTACGTTTCCCGGGTATCCGTTGTCGAGGTAGGTGTCTCCGACGTGCATGTCTCACTCCACTACATTGATGATCTTAATATGCGTGCCAACACTGGACCATACTACCATTGACCCAACGCCAGCCACTGTTACGCGCATCATAGCGCCATGACGAGCACGGCCGTTGCGCAGCATCCATGCCGGCTACGTGTAGCATGCTGGCATGCCAGACAATGAGGTAGCCCAGCAGGCGACAGAACTTCAACACGCGAAAGATCGTGTTCGCCTGCTGGAAGAATGCCT